TACTGCTGCTAAAGATCTAAATAAACTTTTTAGATCAGTACCACCATTAGCTACATAGTGAGCAGCTACTTGAAGTTCATTAGGTAAAGCTTCAAAGAACTCAGCAGATACATCTTCTTTAGTTTTTGTAGCTTTATCATTTGTATTAGCTTCAAATAACTCTTCAAAATCTTTAAGACTATATTTAGTTACATCTTCTTCACCATCAAAAGGAGTTAATAACCCTTTTTCAATTAACTTGTTAGTTAATTCTACTAGGCCATTATGTCTACCACCTTTTTTAGTAGTTTCTGTAGACTCTTCAGAACCATCATCAAGAATGCTTTCAAACTCTTCTTTGGTGATTTTTTCTTTAGGCTTACTAGTCTCTCCTGAAGTAGAAGCATTTCCTTCATCTTCAGCTTTTGAGCTGGTGTCAGATGTATTTTCATCATCATCATCATTATTGTCAAGGAACGATAAGTCTACATTCTCCTTCCTAGAAAAGAGGCTAGGCTTTTGTTCAGTTTTAGTTTGTGGCACAGTGATGTTTTCAGCACCCGGTGTACCTAACAGCTCATCAAGATTAATATCTACTTCATTAACTGTTGTGTTATCTTTGTTTGTCATATTGGGTTGGTTTAATATTATAATATAAGCAAATTTACAGAAATAAACTTTAAAAATTAAGATTTTTCTACACTGCCTATTAAAATAATTGGCAGTATATGGCTATCCCCTATTTTTTCTTTTTGTCATTTTTGCTTTTCACATCAAATTTATTCTTATTTTCCCTGGCTATATCCATATCCATTTGTTTCATTCTCATATCTGCTTGCATTTTTTCTCTCTCAATTTGAGCTTTCTCTCTATCATTATTCATCCTGTTGGACTCTTTAGAGTTTTGTAAGTTCATAGTATCTTGAAATTGTGCAGACTTTTGAATTTGACCAAGAGAATCCATATAGTCAGATTGCTTGTTTTCATTAATATCTTGCATAGCACCAAAGCCTGCAGACTTAATCTCAGCAACAAGGATATCTTTTCTTCTATCTTTCTCAGCTTCTTGCATTCTAGAATCAAGTTCAAGTTGTTTTTCTTGAATTCTAGTTTGCATTTCTTGCTGTTGCATTTCTTGCTCATGCTGCATTTGCTCTTGTCTTTGTTCTGTAGCTTTTCTCTCAATAGATTTTAATGAGTTTGTAAGCTCTCCTAAAGATTCAGTTTGCATGATATTACCAAGATCATAGATAGAGGCACCAGCTGTGTTATTAGATACAGCTAATTGTTTCATTTGTTCTAAGATAGCTCTTTGATTAGCTTTAGTTGTACAGTAAATGTTTATGTCTCTAAGTAACAAGTCAGTACCATTCATCTCAAAGTTAACCTTCTCATCAGTAGAGCTCATATATTGAAGTCTTAATGATGGTTTCTTTGAATGATAGTATTGAGCTAAGTCAGTTCTCATTTGGTGTACTCTTGGCATTAGGTAATCTGAATGCTGCATGAAGTATACTTCTGTTTGAGCATAAGAACCGGCCATAGCTTGTTCTACTCCTTTAGCTGTATCAGTTTGACCCATTTGTTGTCCAAGTCTCTGAGGAGTGATCCCTATCACTTCAAAGCATTGTTGTTTAAAATAGTTAGCCATTTGAATCCTAGATAACATCCTTTGAGTTTGTTCTAGGTTCATTACTTGAAAGTGTTGAAAGTTTAAAGCATTCTCTGTATTGTTAATACTTGTATCAAGTGGTAACATTTGGAAGTTCTTCATTGCAACATAAGCTTTGGCCAAGTTGTTCTTACCCCAGTCTTCACCTAATGAATGTTGAGGTAATGCATTTTGATCTAACATGATTACAGTACCTAATTCATCTACTAGGATATCTGCAATTTGGTTATTAACAATGTTGTACCCTATTTGAAAAGGCTTCATTAAATCTACCATAGAAGTAGATCTTGTATTTCTATCATTAAATACAGCTCCTTCTACAGGAAGTTTACAACCATAAAGAGTATTATCTCCTTTGAATTGGAATTTCAATGGCCCAATAGTATTTCTATCAATACCTAAGTACATAGGATTGATACCACCTGGGTTGTTCATACCCCAGAAAGAAGGATGATTAGGTCCAATTTTTACACCACCATAAACTTGATTAATCCATACATACTCAATATGCTCACCAAAGATTAAGTTATCTTTAGTTTTATTCTTGATTAATGTAGTATCATAAATAGGTTTATCAGTAACTTTATAATCTTCACCAATGATATCAGTTAATACTTCTCCACTTTCAGAAATCTTAGTTAAATGTCCTACTTTCATTTGAGATTTCCAATATGCTGTAGTAGCTCTTAATAAAAAAGCTGCACCCATAGGAGCATAATCTTCATTCTCTGACATGATCCAGTTAACAATATCTCCACCATTGTAGATAAAGTTATCATACATAGATACAAATTGTCTGTAGGCTAAGCCGGGCATGTTAGTATTAAACTCATGAGACTTAGTAGCATCATAGTAAGATCCATCATTTTGGTAACCTTGTAATGGATAACCTGCAGATCTTACAGGATAAATTGCTTCTATTGACTCTAATTGTTCTTGAGTCATCAAGTAACCATACTTATCAATAACATCAGCAATGGTTAACATCTCAATTTTACCTACCCAGTTTCCTTGAGATATATATCTTGCATCAGGTGACTTATGATAGAATGTAGTTACAGGATTCCATAACTCTACATCATAATCATCTTCATTCATCTTCATGTGCCAGAACTCACGGTCAGTAATAAGCATATCTCTAAAGCCTCTTTCCTCAAGTTCATCCATTCTAAATCTATCTTCATCAATCTTAAACTGATGAGTAGCCCATTGTTCACATAAGCTTTTATAACTTTTATCAAAGAACCCTTGAATTTCTGGTAAAGATTTAAGAGCTTCTGGAGAAGTTTGTTGTTGCATTTGTTCTTGAACTGCAGGATCTTCAGGATCCATGCCTTGTTCTATCATCTTAGCCATAAGCTTTTGTTCAGCTTGTTGCATTAAGACTTGTTCAATTTGTGATCTTTTTTCATCAAGCATCTCATTATGAGAGTACTCATCTACACCACGGAAGGTGATCTTAGTATTTCTTTTAGCAAACTCAGCAACTAGTACATTAACCACATTTGGGATAATAGGATAGAACTTAAGCTCTAAAGCACTAGCATCTTCTTGAGCTAAAGAGTCAACTATGTCTCTCATCTCATTGTCAGCTTCTACAAGATAATCAGTTTTATCAATAGTACCTTTAGCTAGTTTGTAGTTTTTCATTAACCTTCTAGCATTTCTTCTGATCTGTTTAAGTCCATTCCACTCTAACCAGTCAAGATTCCAGGCTGTCCACTCAGGATTTTTATCTTTCTTTGATAAAAACTGCAGAGGCTGTGTAATAGAACCCATTCTATTATACTCGGCTTTCTTGCCTGACTTCATCTGCATTGCATTAAGAACTTGCATATTTTTTTATTTTAAATTTTTAAATGGTGTTCTTGGTGGTCTTCTATCAGTTCCTCCAGAATTCTTTCCCATATGTCTGAAAGGGCTGTTAGTAAATTTATACAAATTTTTTGAATTATCCAAGCTTTTTTTACCTGTATCTTCAAATCTTTTCATTACTCCTCTGTTTGCCTCTTGCACTTTTGCAAAAGCAATTAATGCTCCTAGTGCAATTAACCTATCCACATTGAGTCCATCTCTATAATGTTGCATCTCTACCATAGCCATTATATCAGGAATTCTCTCAATGCCATAAATAGTTTTATATATCTTTCCATCTTCTCCAACTTCAGTATCTAGTTCTTCTCTACAAAAATCTACAAGATAAGGAAGCATGTGAGCTTTAAATATACTACCTGTATTTCTCCAACCATATTCTTGGTATGTAGAATTAACATACTCTATATCTTTTCTAAAGGTCATCTGGTCTTTAGGAACCAGATACTTCTGCTTTCTTTGTTTAACCATATGAGTGATAAATCCAGGAACATTGCTTTCAACTAATGTCCAAGCATTATACCACTCAATGATATGTTCTAACCTCTCATGTGTTTTATTAACATCATCAAACCTTCCACACCAGGAAGCTACAATCTTGTCTTGTTCTATATGAGTAGTTACTTCAGCAGCATCTTTTCTAGTTACTTCAACTGGAATCTTATATACATAAATAGAACACAAAGAGTCTGAACTAGTAGTCTTACCTTGAGCCACCGGGTCAATAGAAGCATAATAAGTTCCCCATTTAGCATCTTTAATAGGCCTCTCATAAACTACAAGCACACCTGTTTTATCTTCAGTATTCTTAGTGATAGGAAATTCAGTAATAGGAATCTTTCTACTTTTTTCTGCAACAAAAGTTCCATCAGCATTCTTGTTAAGTTCTAGGAATTCAGTTACATAATCTTTTTCTTCAATTCTTCTCTTCTGAGCAGCAACCAGATGACTAGGAAATATAGATACAGTTCTTGTAGCAAAAGCCTCTTCAATATTTCTAGGATGCTGAGATAGTTCTAGTTGATATTCTTCTGGAGCTAAATCTTTTTTCTTTTTTTCAAAATACTCATCTAGCATTTTTAAAGC